ATTTGGGCTTTATTAAAGCGAATGAAGAGTTATCCACCTTAGAAAAAGAAGAAGAAAAGAAAACGGTGAAACGAACTCGTAAGAAAGCGAGTGAATAAGCCATGTTAACGAAAGTAAAAGAAGCGTTACGAATCACGCACACTCATTTAGATGATGAAATAGCAGACTTAATTGATAGTTGCAAGATTGACTTATCTATTTCAGGTGTACAAGTGATAAATGAAAATGACCCTTTAATCCTACAGGCTGTAAAGTTGTACTGTAAAGCGAATTTTGGTTTAGGTAATGCCGACTCTGAGAAATACCAAAGATCATACGATAGCTTAAAAATAAGCTTGGCTCTATGTGGTGATTACAATGTTCAGTAATGTATTGTTTTTTCCAGTCGTCACTATAACCGAGGATGAACTAGGACAAAAGCATATGAATGAAAGTTACTCACGCATGGTTTATTGCAACGAGAAAGGTATTGCTCAATCGGAGTTCTTTGCAGCAGGACAAGCGGGGATTAAAGCGACAAAGAAGTTAATCGTCCACAGTGGCGATTACCAGGAAGAAATGAAACTGAAGTACAATGATAAGATTTATTCAATCTATCGTACTTATCAGACAGAAAACGAGAAAATTGAACTTTATTGCGAAGAGAAAGCCGGTGTTTGATTATGGCTGATATTAATAGTTTGGCTAATGAGATAACAAGGGCTTTAAGACAATACACAAATGAAGTTCAAGAAGAAGTTGATGGAGCTGCTGAAGAAGTGGCAACAGATGCGGTAAACGAACTAAAGCAATCAAGCCCCGAAAGAACCGGCAAGTATGCTAAGAGTTGGGCTAAAACGAAAAAGGGCAATAAGTGGATTATTCATAATAAAAAACACTATCGCCTTACGCATTTATTAGAAAAAGGACATGCCAAAGTAAACGGTGGGCGCGTCGGTGCAAAGGTCCATATTGCACCAGTAGAAAACAAGGCTATTGATGAATTTATAGAACGTGTAGAAAGGGCGGTGCAAGGCTGATGAAACTGAGTGAATTGTATTTACTTCTAAGGCGAGTTGGCTTGCCTGTCACTTATTCACACTTTGAAAAAGGGCAAGTTCCTCCATTACCATACATCTGCTATTTAGAAATCAGCACAGACAATTTTAAAGCTGATGGGAAAGTATATCAAAAGGTAACGGATGTGGATATCGAACTATATACAAAGAAAAAAGAGTTAGACATTGAGGATTCACTAGAACAAATATTGAATGAGAATGGTATCCCCTGGGATTCCGACGAGATTTATATAAACGATGAAAAAGTATTTAAAAAAACTTATGAAGTGAGGTTGATTCAATAATGGCACAAAACAAAGTAGCTTTTGGTTTATCCAATGCACATTATGCAGTAATTACAGAAGAAGATGGCGTGGTAACATACGGCACGCCAGTACGATTCCCTGGTATGGTATCGTTAACACTAGAACCAAAAGGGGAACAATCGGACTTTTTCGCAGATAATTTGGTGTACTATACAACTAACGCAAATATGGGGTACGACGGTACACTTGAAGTAGCATTACTAACAGAGGAGTTTCGTAAGGATGTACTAGGCGAAACTGTTGGGGCTGATGGTGTATTCGTTGAGGGTGCGAATGCCAATCCTAAGAAAATAGCTTTAATGTTTGAATTTGATGGCGATCAAAAAGCGACACGTCACGTATTACCTTATGTTTCCGTATCGCGTCCTGGGCATAGTGCGGCAACTAAAACTGAATCAGTAGAACCAGGAACAGGCGAATTAACATTCGTAGCTTCTCCTCGTCCTGGCGATTATGTTATCAAACTATCAACTGGATCAACTACTACAGATGAAATTTACAACGCTTGGTATACTGAAGTTTATACAGGAGCGTAACACATGGAAAAAACATTAACGATTGATGATAAACAAATAGTTTTTAAATCAACTGGGGCTACACCTTTGCGATATAAACAACAGTTTGGCAAAGATTTTTTTGCTGAAATCGCTAAAATGTCAAACGGCAAAAAGTTTAATCTAGCTGATTTAGACATGGAAGCATTTTATAATATCGCTTGGGTGTTCGCTAAAACAGCAGACAAAACAATTCCGGAACCTTTAGAGTGGTTGGATACGTTTGAAACGTTCCCTATCCTGGATATTATTCCGGACTTGCAAGACATGTTATTGGCTACAATGCAAACAAAAAAAAAGTAAGTGAAGAAGGTACGCAAGGTGGGGAATCAATCTCTACTGAAGCGTACCTTTTAATGTGTAAAAAAACAAAGTTGACAGTTGATGATATGGAGTACATGACGATTGGAATGTGCTTGGATTATATCAGCGAATATTTTGACGTTATGGATACGAGCAAGCCTAAAGTTAAGAAAGCGACACAAGAGGATTTTGATACCTTTTAGGTATATTATGGATGTTGCTGAGGGCGTGTACAAGCGAATTAAAAAAGCTTTAACGGATAACCTTATTACTCATTTTAAATAAAAAACCTTGCTTATTTATTAGCAAGGTACTCTTTTAGTAGCTTTTCGATTAATTCGGCTACACTGACGTTTTCTTGAATAGCCTTTATTTTTGCTAACTTTATTAGTTCACTATCCAGTGTAGTAGTAAATTTTCTTTTCATTAATATCACCTCTAAATACATTATAAACTATATACGTGACATTGACAAGTGTGTATATACGTATTATAATATATTTAAGGGGTGATATTGTGGAGAAGAAAGGCGTTATCTATAAAATAGAGAATTTAGTAAATGGCAAGGTTTATATAGGGCAGACGAGAGTCGGGTACAAAAAAAGAACAAACGAACATCTGTATTCGCTAAGGAAAAACATTCATAACAACGATTATTTACAAAGGGCGTGGAATAAGTACGGAGAAGAAAGTTTTTCTTTTTCTATCGTGGAAACATGCGATATAAATGAATTAGATGATAAAGAAACGAATTGGATTTCTCATTTCCGTAATAGTGTTGGTTCTTACAATTTAGAGAGTGGCGGGAATAAAAACAAAACCCATTGCGATGAATCAAAAATAAAAATGTCAAAAGCATCCAAAAAAAAATGGAACAATCCAGAATACGCAAATCCGTTAAGAAAGAAAATGAAAGAAGTTCATGGTGGTAAAAACAATATAAACGCTAAAAAAGTTATCTGTATTAACACTAATGAAGTTTTTGAAACAATGACAGAAGCTGCAAATAAGTATTCGTTAAACATGAAAAATATTTCCCAAGTGTGCGCAGGTGAAAAAGCAACAACAAGGGGCTTGCAATTTGCTTACTATGAAGAAAATAAAGAATACAAGCTGAAGGAAATTAACCCTAAAACAAAAGGGAACCACCCATGTGCTAGAAAAATTATATGCATCAACAATGGCGTAGTGTTTGATTCCGTAATAAGTGCAAGTGAACATTTTAATATTAAATATACAAATTTACATCAAGTAGTTTTAGGTGTTAACACAACAGCTTCAGGCGTTGATGGTGAATTATATCAATTTGCATATTATGAAGAAGGAAAAGAATATAAACTTAAAGAAGTAAAAAATATAAAACATCCTAAAAAAGTTGTTTGCGTGACCACGAATCAAGTTTTTAATAGCACAAGAGAAGCAGCGCTTAAGACAAGCGCATTACAATCTAAAATTTCTATGTGTTGTAATGGGAAACGAAAAACAGCTGGTAAATTAGAAGATGGCACTCCTTTAAAATGGAGATTTTTAGACACCTAAATTGATAGGTGTTTTTTATTTTGAAAGGGCGGTGAAAAAGAACTATGAGCAGTAGAATTAAAGGTATAGTTGTCGAAATCGGTGGCGATACTCAATCTTTACAAAACGCTATAAAAGACGTTGAAAAGCGTAGTAATGGACTTGCTAAAGAACTTAAAGACGTCGAGCGATTGTTAAAAATGAACCCGGGCAACATCGAGTTAATTAGTCAGAAGCAGCAATTACTAACGGATCGCATTGCGGCAACCACAGAAAAGTTAGATGGGCTAAAAGCAGCACAAGCACAAGTTGAAGCACAGTTTCAATCGGGCGATATAGGTATCGAACAATATCGGGCATTTCAACGAGAACTCGTTACTACTGAAGGCAGTCTAAACGGCTTACGGAATCAACTGCAACGAATGACAGATGAGCAAGAAAGAGTTGCTGATTCCACTAGACAACTAGGAACGTTCTTTCAAGCTACTGGTACAGATATAGAACAATTCGCTGATACGCTAGGAAGCAATTTGACTAACGCAATCCGAAACGGCACAGCATCCTCACAGCAACTTGAACAAGCATTAGACCAAATTGGGCAGGCTGCTTTAGGTGCTGATGCTGATTTAGGACGTATGCGAGAAGCTTTGCGAAATGCTGATAACGGTGCAAGTCTTGACCAAGTAAGGCAAGATTTAAACCAAATAACACAAGAAGCAGGAGAAGCGGAAACAGCCATAAGAGATTTTGGCGGTGAATTATCCCAAACTGTAGGTGGCTTAGTTGCAGGTGGTGGTATTGCCGGGGTTGTAAGTGCGGCATTAGATACATCTAGCCTTGATACTAAGATTGAAATTATGTTTGATGTTCCTGAAGAATCAAAAGCAACTGTAAAAGCGGCTATTAGAGAAGTTGGAACATATGGTATTGAAGCTGAGGAAGCTTTGGAAGGTGTTAGAAGGCAATGGGTATTAAATAAAGATGCTAGCGACGAGTCGAACGCTGCTGTTGTTAAAGGTGCTTCTCTTATCGCTTCAAAGTATGCTTCAATTGATTTTACTGAATTAATTCAAGAAGCGAATGAAATCGGAGCATCTTTAAATATATCTAACGAAGAAGCAATGGGAATGGTTAACACGTTGTTAGACTTAGGTTTTCCTCCTGAGCAGTTAGATATCATCGCAGAGTATGGCGAACAGTTAGCGATTGCGGGTTATAACGCTGAAGAAGTGCAAAACATCCTAGAAGCATCAGTTAAGACAAAAACATGGAATATCGACGATCTCCTTGATGGTTTGAAGGAGGCAAAAATAGGAATAACTGAATTTGGTTTAGAAATTCCTAAAGCAATGGATGAACTATTAGCAAAAACAGATATTTCATCTAAGCAGATGCAAGCATGGGGCGCTGCTGTTGCAGGCGGTGGAGAAGAAGGCTCTGCTGCTATGGTTGAAGTTGCTAAGGCATTGGCAGGGGTTGAAGATGCGACATTAAGAAATGAACTAGGCGTTCAGGTTTTTGGCACGAAATTCGAAAATCAAGGAATGAAACTAGTTGACACCTTAATGGTAGCAGAAAATGGCACAGCAAACTTAGGTGAAGGCATCCAAAAATTAAACGATAATATCGCTACTATGGATGAGGATCCTGCTGTAAAACTTCAAGAAGCATTACAAAATATGATGAAAGCCTTAGAACCTATCCTAACTAAAGTTGCTGAAATGATTACCGTGTTTGCGACATGGGCATCTGAAAATCCAGTCTTGCTTGCAACAATTACAGCCGTTACAACGGTTTTAGGTATCCTAATGGGGGTATTCGCAGCTTTAGCGCCTATTATTAGTCTCATAATAAACAACTTCGCTTTAATACGTACCGCATTCATGGCTTTAAGCGGACCAATTGGTATTGCTATTGCGGCTATTATCGCAATAGGAGTGGCATTGTACAAAAACTGGGATGTTGTACAGGAATATGTAGGCAAGGTTTCCCTAGCCTTCAAAGCTGTTAAAGCGGCTATTACAACAGCTTTAGAGGGCGCAAGTAAAGTTGTATCTTCAGTATTAAAAACAATAAGTACAACATTCAAAAACATTTTAGAAGGCATAAAAACAACGGTATCAAGTATTTTTAACGGCATTAAAAGTTATATTACTGGTGTTTTAAACGATTACAAGAACGCTTTTTCAACAGCTTGGAACGCTATTAAATCGGCTGTTTCATCTTCAGCGAGTGCTATTTGGAATACAGTTAAAAACAACTTTAACAATATGCTTAACGCTGTCAGAAACACAATGAACAGTGTAAAATCTGCTATTTCAGAAATTTGGAACTCAGCCTTAAACATTTTCAAAAGTTCAAGCCTTTTCAATATCGGTAAAGATATGATTAGCGGTCTTATCAGAGGTATTAAGTCCATGACTAAAACAGCTATTGGGGCTATTACTGGAGTTGTAGATGGTGTTATCAATAAAGCTAAATCATTACTTAAAATAAAATCTCCTTCAAGAGTATTCATGGAAATTGGGGAATTTACGAATGAGGGCTTTATTAAAGGGATTGAAAAAACATCTAATCAAATAGCCAATACAATGGGTGATGTTTACGGAAATCTTGGCACGAATGCAAAGAGAATGACAGCACAGAACACGCCTAGCATACCGACAACGAATAACAACGTCACTAACAGTATGCCTATTAACATATCTCTTAATTACAGTGGTAACGCTTCTGAAGCTGATGCAATGCGAATGGTAGATATCATTGAAACGCAATTAGGCAACAGATTAAATTCAAGAATGAGAATGAGTGGTGTTAGGTAATGATTTATATTGAGACTTTAGACGGTACAAGATACGACTTGAAAACCATTGGCTTAATACCACTTTCTTTTATAATTGATTCGCCTAATCCAGTCCATTTGTTTGAGGAAATTGAGGGCCGTAATGGTTTTATAGACTTAGGAACTACCTACTCAGGTAGGACAATGAGAGTTAACTTCCTCATGAAAGCAATTGACTTTTATGATTACTCTTTATTGCGTTCTAAGGTGTTTGACCTTTTCCAAACACAAAAATACTTTTATCTAGTGAATACAGAAGAATATGCCAAGCGGTGGAAAGTGAAGGTGGCGAGTGCTTTTACACCAGAAAGGCTAACACATAAAGATTCTAATTTTGAAATTGAATTTATTTCACCTTCTCCATTTTCCGAAAGTATAGGTACAACAACAGATCCCTTCTTATTCACTGTTGAATTGTGGCAAATTGGACAAGGGTTAACGGATGAAATGACAGAAGTGAGAATGGAGCCGGCTACATGGTTCGATATAGGGCATATGAAATGGAGTGAACTAAATGGCTGAATATACACCTAATTATAATTTATATAAGCCTAATCGCAATGATACAGACATAGAAGTAGATACTTCTTTAAGTTCTAACTTTACTAAGATTGATACAGCGATCAAAACAAACGCAAATGAAATAGCTACTGTTAAAACGTCTTTAAATTCATCTGTTACTAGTATCAACAGTAATGTAACAGCTTTGCAAACATCAAATAGCACTAACACAACAGCGATAAGCACACTTAAAACAGCTTTTGAAGTTAAGCACAATACAAACGGAACTTTTAAAGGGATTGTTGATACTGATATTAGTAATACAGCAGCGATTAAAGCGAACAAATTAGCTATACAAAAGCTATACAAAA